CTAGTCTTTCTTCTGGGCCGACGACAACGGCGGAGGAATGCAGTAGTCGGCCCAGTCTTGCATCATCGCAGCCCGTTTGGCGAGCATGTCACCACGACGGTACGCCGCCTCTACCTTGCTCTCGATCGCGTGAGCCAGCGCCATCTCAGCCATTTCCGGGGGGTAGTGGGTGTGCTCCGCAGCCCAGTCCCGAAAGGTGGAACGCCAGCCGTAGGGCACACACACCCGCCCAGCCGAGTCACGGAAATCGAGGCGGCGCATGCACGCGGTCAGAGACATGTCCGACAGCTGCTGCAGTTGCCGACCCGGAAACACCAGGTCGCAATCCTCGTATCGCGGCAACGACTGCAGCAGCGCGATCGCCTGGGCTGAAAGGGGTACGCGGTGCGGCCGCTTCCCTTTCATGCGTTCCTCGGGCACGTCCCATAGCGCCGCTTCCAAGTCGAATTCCGCCCACCGGGCGCCACGGATCTCGCCCGACCTCCCGGCGGTCAGCACCTGAAACAACAGGGCCTGCACGCTGACCCCATCGACGCGACTGATCGCCTCGATCGCGGTCGCGGCGTCCGCCACTGGCACCGCAGGGTGATGCTTGACCTTGGCGATCTTCTCGGGCTTCGGCAGTAGCTTGTCTAAGAGAGGCTAACAAAACGGGGTGAGTTTGCGAATGCAGATGACGCAGCAAGCCAGAGAAAGCAGCCCGACATGAATGTCGATGCGGCGCTCAAAGCGAGTACGCAGCTTGCCGAAGGCAGCCAACCAGGCGTGCGTGCGCTCGACCACCCAGCGATGACGCCCGAGCCGGTCATTGCGCTCGATGCCACGCCGGCCAATGCGCGCCGTGATACCCAGCTTGCGCAGATGGGCGCGGCAACGCGCAAAGTCATAGCCCTTGTCGGCATGCAACTTGTGCGGCCAGCGTCTGGGCCGACCGCGATAGCCGCGCACCGTCGACAAAGCATCGACCAGTTGCTCGAACACTACCGAGTCGTGCCGATTGGCGCCCGTGACGCAGAAGATCAGCGGGATGCCTTGGCGCTCCGTGATGATGTGGCGCTTGCTACCGAGCTTGCCCCTGTCCGTCGGGTTGGGGCCGGTGTACTGGCCCCCCGGGGGCTGGCCACGCTGGCCGCATCGATGCTGGCACGGCTGAAGTCCAGCTTGCCGGCTCCTCGCAACTCGGCCAGCAACAACAGATGCAGGCGATGCCACACGCCTGCTGCTTGCCAGTCACGCAGACGCCGCCAGCAGGTCATGCCGCTGCCGAAGCCCAGTTCCTGGGGCAGTTCTTCCCACGGGATGCCGGTGCGCAGCACAAAGACGATACCGTTGAGTGCCATCTCGTCGCTCACTCGTGGGCGCCCGCCCTTGAGCGAGGGCACGACCTGCGGCAGCAGCGGCTCGATCTTCTGCCACAGCGCAGTGCTGATTTTCTTGTTCTTGTTTCGAGCCATGCAGCGTCAAACGCCCGTACGGCTTCCGGCGATGACATGTTTTGTTAGCTACTCTAAATGGCCGCGCCAGCTCGCCGGGTTCTCGCCCGTGCGGTGTCCGCGCGTCTTCGCCCAGTCCAGCACCTGCTCGATGCGCCCGCGCAGCCGGCTCGCGGTCTCTGTCTTCGTTCGCCAGATCGGATCGAGCACGCGGAGCACCTCATCCTGGCCGATCTCGGACACGCCCAGATGTCCGATGACGGGCTCGGCGTAGGTTTCGAGCGTGTTTTCCCACTGGTCCCGGTGCTTGGCATTGCGCCATTCGGATTCCTTCGCAGCGATGAAGCGCTCGCAGGCGGTCTTGAACGTCAGCGCGCGCGCCTGCGATGCAGCCGCAGCCTTTTTAACGGCCTTTCGGGCCTCGACGGGGTCTACCCCTTCGTCGATCAGCTTGCGGGCCTCACGGGCCTTCTCCCGGGCTTGGGCGAGGGGTACAGAGGGGAAGCTTCCCAGCCCCATGCGGCGGCGCCGCGCACCGAACACGTAGCGCAGCACCCAAGACCTCGATCCGGCTATTACCTGAAGGTAGAGCCCCTGCACCCCGCCAACGGCATGCGCCCCTTCGGCGCGAAGGCGTCCGACCTCGATTGCAGATAGTTCACGTGAGCGCTTGGGCATTGTTCTATAGGCCATCCCATAGGCCATCCCTCAAGCACTTTCACGGTGCGTTACGGCTACTTAAGGCGGGCCAGTATAGGCACTCCTCCAATGAAAAACGCGCCCTTAGGCGCGTTTCGGTGTGTCGAAAAAGATGTTCCTGGCGGAGAGTGTGTCCCCGAACTAGGCAAGACCGATGCGGGTTTTGAGACCTAAATCACCTCTACCGGCCATCCCACCGGCCAAAACGATGGCCGTGATCATTTAGGTAGCTGCGGCGCTCCCGCCGCCCCCCAGTGTGTCAGTCGTTCGCGATACCCGAGCGTCGCGCTCGGCTCAAAAAATGATGCGATGAACTCATCGAGTTCGCGAGGATCTCGACGAATGTGTTTGAGTAGTCCGAAATGCTCTACGAAGGGTTTAAACCCCACGCCGGGCTCGCTTAAGCAATTCAGCATCAGCAACATTAAAAAGTCGCCTCCTAAAAGGCCCCTGGCGATGTTCGCATACCGTACCTGTGTCTCTGGGGGAAGGCCAGAATCTGCAATCAATCGGACAGCATGGTAAAAGGTGCGAAACATTGGCCCCAAATGCCCTTCGCTGTGTCTATGAACGGCTAGGTATTCTGTTCGGATTTGTTCCTCCGCTCTCCTCTTTGCCTCCTCTGTTCGGAGACCAGTTGAGTATTGAAACTTGGCCTTCATCGCTATTTCCCTGATGAGTTCCACCGAGTCGGGGTGCTGAAGAGGCAAATCCCAGCCACGGCTGCCCGCAATAGCAGGCACCCCCACATGCGCTTGCATTTGCAATTCCCGGAAGAGTTTGAGCAACTGAAAAAACAATGGCTCGAACGCCTGCAATGCTCCCTGGGCTTTGGTGGCTTCCAGTTCATCTCTCTGTGAGTGCATGGTCTGCCGCTGGAAATATGCAGCAACCGCAACAAATGCAAAGGCGAGCCCTGCAAAGAGGGTGTTTAGCCCGCCGAACATATCTCCAAACTGCCCGTATGCGGTGCCAGTTTCTGTGGTGATCATTGACTTCGAAAGCCATGGCACGACGGCCTTAGCGTAGACGACCCACACAAAGAGAACGGCGGCCAAAATGCCAAGAAACCAGGGAGCTATCTGTCGAATCTCAATCCACCATTGCTTCAATCCGGGCATTTCTTTCATCCTCTTCCTCTCGTGTTTTGATTCGAGGGGATCGTAGCCGGAGCACGGGCATCGCTCCATCGCCGTAACATGGGAGCATGCGCAAGCAAGCCAAAGCTAGCGGCGGCGTCACGCCAACAGATCAGGAGACGTGGTGGCGCGTATTCAAGGACGCCTTCCACGAGTTGTGCAACGACGAAATCGATGAGCATTGGCTCAATGGACTGACCGCAACGCTCTACCCCTTCCACGTCGATCGAGATCCGCGCGAGGCCGCTGCCGTGGCTTTCGCGACGCTCAATTACGAAGTGCCAGGCTACGAGCTTGAAGAACCATTCGAGCCACCGCCACCGCGCCGCCGGCCGGGACTGCACTGAGCCGCCACCGCTCAGAACGGCAATTCTTCTTCGTCGGCATCAGTAGGCGCCACCTGCGCCTCTCGAAGCTCTTCAGCCGCTGCCGGCCCTGCGTCGATCAGGTCCACCGGGATCAGCTGGACCATCTCCCGCGCCTCCTCAGGTGTGCACGTCAGCCACCGGTCGAAGTCGTGCTCCTCGATCGCGACCACCGAGCGCTTGTCCTGCACTTCGAGCGGCTTCTTCGTCGCCCTGTCGATCTCGGGCCTGTGCATGCGCGACATGATCGGGTGCAGGTTCGCATTGATCGTGAGCATGGTGTAGCTCTCCCACACCTGCTCCGTCTCCAGATCCTGCCAGGTGCTCCACAGGCCGGCCAGGCCCCAGGGGCGACCGTCCGCGCGGCGGAACCGCCACCATTGGTTCTTGCCCGACTCCCAGTTCGGCTCATCGAAACTCCAGGCCGGAATGATGCAGCGCCTGCTGAGCTTCCATGCGTCTTTGAAGGCCGGCTTCTTCTCGATGCCGGCGAAGCGGGCATTGTGCGTGGCCAGCTCTTTGCCCTTCGTCTCGCCCTTGCGCGGGGGCGCCGTCGGGACATGGCTGCTCGACCACGCTGGAATCAGCGACCACTGCCCTACCGCGATCTCCCGCTCGTACTCCGTCTTGTCGACGGCGCGACGCATGAACGCCCCCGTGTACATCGGCCGCATGCTGCGGAGCCACCGCTCGGCGCTGCGAGCACCGATGTACCAGGCGGCCTCAATCTCGCGATCCTCAGGGGATATGTAACGAGTACACATGACTGACATTTTGCGTCGGGAAATTGGTTGACGGTCATAAACCCTGGGAAGATACTGTAAATCCATACAGTACTTTTAGGAGCTAGAAATGCCTGAAATCACCCCGCAGCCGAGCTACGTCGTCTGGGCCTCCCTGTTCGCCTCGGAATGGCTGCTGCTGGCCGAAGGCCGCGGAGACTACGAGAGCTTGTTCTCCCAGGGTCTCGCATTGCATAGGGTCGTTGGCGGCCACCCTGCGAAAGAGATTGCCGCCGTCCATTTCAAGAACTGCAGCTCCGATAGCGAAGACCTCGTTCGCGACCCTGTGGGAGAGTTCGAGAAGCTGGCGATGCGCGCCGAGATCATCATGAATGGCGACAAGCTGAATCCCGCCCTGCAAGAGTTCGCTTTCAATGTCGTCGAGCTGTGCGCCGCGACGGCCGACGGGTTCGGGCACCCGAAAAAGGGCAACGCTGGCGACCGCATCAGAGCGCTCTATGGACGCCTGCCCTTCTAGCCCTGCCCCAGTGAGTACGTGATGGAAATTGAGGTTGAGCTGGTGGAAATGGCGCGCAGGGTCGGTGAACTCGGCCCGGAAGATCCGATGCGCCCCACCCTGCGCGATTTCGCCGACGAGGTCGCCGGGCGCTGCGCGCGCATCGGTGACCTGTACGGCGACTGGGACCGCAACGCCGGTGACCACATCCGCGCTGTGATGCATGAGTTGCCTGGGTTCATGCCCAAGCCTGCGGCGAAGTCCTGAGGCCAGCATGCGAGTGAAGATGCGCCGCCGCTACCGAGGCGGCACCAAGCTCAGCAAGCGTGAGTTCGTGGATCAGAAGTGGGCCTGCGGCATGCTGGAGCTGCGAACAGTAGATGACCGCCTGCAGCTCGGGCTCTGGCACGCACGGCCAGGTGACCAACAGCCTCCGCTAGGAATTCTGTGGCGCCCCGAGATCGTCGCCTGTGCATACGACACGATCAGTTTCGCCGGCGCCGAGCATGTGGCCGGACGCTGGTACTACCAAGTCTGGTTCTGCGAGTGCTACGACCTCCCCCGAGAACTGTCATTGAGCCTTCTGGAGAAGGCTGCTGGAGTTGATCATGAACCAAGCGGAATTTCACTTCCCGATTCCCCCGCAGGCGCCGCGCCAACATCGATCTGAACCCTTAGAGGCGCCGGTCGATGATGAGCCGATAGACTTTTCGAGTGCTTCGGCCGCCGGGCACGGAGCCTACATCGTGCGTTTCATGGACTACCCTCACCCGACCGCAGACATCGTGCGAGTGGCCGAGCAACGGTTCCGCCGCGAACTCGAGAAGCATCTGGGCGAGGAGGTGCTACGTGCGCAGCGCGCTTATGTGTCGGTGACAGAGGCGAGCGAAGCCGAGCTAACGAAAGACGAAGTCGTGTTGGCTACGCGTTGGGTCAAGGCCTATGACGCGGCCAGAACGGCGGCCTATCGGGATCTCGGTGACACCGAAGAGGCGTACTTCGAGGTTCGGCAGATCTGAGCGCCCACCCGGCAAACTTTTCGCGCCGATCGAAAGCGCCCGCGGGGTCGCTGACTCCCTCTAGAATCTCGAAGCATGGACACGCTCACTCCGAAGCAACGATCGGAGCGCATGGCGCGCGTTCGTGCCCGAGACACCAAGCCGGAACTAGTTGTGCGCCGACTGCTTCATTCCCGTGGGTATCGATATCGCCTTCACGACAAGAAGCTGCCCGGCTCACCCGATCTCGTGTTTCCTCGAAGGCAAAAAGTGATCTTCGTGCACGGGTGTTTTTGGCATCGACATGAAGGTTGCCGACTTGCCCGCATGCCGAAATCAAGGATCGATTTTTGGTCTACCAAGCTCAACGGCAACCAAGCTCGCGATCAACGTAAGTTGGCGGCACTCGCGCAGCTGGGTTGGAGTGCGATGATCGTGTGGGAATGCGAGCTGCGCGATCTCGACGCCCTCGCGTCCAGATTGGAATGTTTTTTGAATGACGAGAAAGATGCGAAATGATGCGCGCAGTTGAGCTCTATGCGGGCGCCGGCGGCTTGGCCATGGGGGTAAGCCTCGCCGGTTTTGAGTCTCTCGCGGTCGTAGAGTGGGATAAGTGGGCCTGCGATACCGTTCGCGAGAACCAGCGCCGGGGATATCCCTTAGTGGAGCATTGGCCCTTGCGCGAGGGCGACGTGCGCGATGTTGACTGGTCTTCTCTCCCGCAAGATATTGAGCTGCTCGCCGGGGGACCTCCCTGCCAGCCCTTCTCAATGGGCGGCAAGCACCAAGCTCACGACGATAAGCGGGACATGTTTCCCCCGACGGTGCAGATCGTGCGACAGCTTCGCCCGAAGACTTTCATCCTCGAGAATGTGAAGGGGCTGACACGCTCGACTTTCGCCAACTATTTCGAGTACATCAAGCTGCAGCTGGAGTTTCCCGAGGCGCCACGCCGGAAGACTGAAACGTGGTTTGACCACTTCATGCGCTTGCAGACCGAGAAGACTTCCGGTCGAATGCACGGAACTGGCCTCACATACAACGTCACCTCCACGCTGGTGAATGCCGCCGACTACGGTGTCCCGCAGAAGCGCGAACGCGTTTTTATCGTGGGTACGCGCTCTGATCTCGACATCGACTGGCACTTCCCCGATGCCACGCATAGCGAGGATGCGCTGCTGTTCGCGCAGTGGGTGACGGGAGATTATTGGGAACGCCACGGCATTCCTAAGAAGGACCGGCCCACCATGCCAGAGAAGCTCGTGACCCGCGTTCGCCGACTGGCCGACAACCCGCCTCGCGAACTGCCTTGGCGTACCGTGCGTGACGCGATCGCGGGTCTGCCAGATCCGCAATCACGAGCCGCGCGAGAGTTCCGCGACCACCGTTTTCAAGCCGGAGCCAAGTCGTACCCAGGCCACACGGGCAGCCCGCTCGATCAGCCGGCCAAGACCATCAAGGCTGGAGACCACGGTGTACCAGGCGGCGAAAACATGATGGTGCTACCTGATGGTTCAGTGCGCTACTTCACGGCTCGCGAGACGGCCCGCATTCAAACGTTCCCCGACGGTTATGTATTCCACGGCTCGTGGTCAGAGACGATGCGCCAGCTCGGCAACGCCGTGCCGGTCGCCTTAGGGCGGCTGGTGGCTTCCTCGGTAGGCCAAGCTTTACTCGAATCACAGGGCCGTCGTCTTTCCTCCAAACATGGCGACACGAGGGCGGCCGCGTGACGACCGCCGAGATCATCCCGTTCAACCCGCTGGACAAGAAGAACCTCGGCGCAAGCGTGGCCGAGGCTCTGGTGAGTCAGCCGGCCCATTCGCTCGGCCGAATCAAGCCGTTCATGGGAACCGGCATCTACGCCATCTACTACCACGGCGACTTCGAGGTCTACCGGCCGATTTCGGAACCAAACAAGGCAGATACGAAAGACCCGATCATCCCGATATACGTGGGTAAGGCTGTCCCTCAAGGCGCTCGGAAGGGTAAGGTAATGGCCGACCCCACGCGTTCGAAGGCACTGTTCAATCGGCTCATCGAACACGCTGAGTCGGTGACGGCCACCAAGACGCTATCAATTGAGGATTTCTCCTGCCGCTACCTAGTGGTTGACGAGATCTGGATTCCGCTAGGGGAGTCGCTGATGATCGCGAAGTTCTCGCCACTGTGGAATCTTTTCGTCGAGGGCTTTGGCAACCACGATCCGGGCAAGGGCCGTTATGAAGGCCTGCGGCCGCGCTGGGACTTAATTCACCCAGGGCGTGCATGGGCAGAGAAATGCAAGGTAAGGCCGGAGACTGACGCGGAAGTTCTCCGCGACATCCGCACGTATTTGGCATCCACCGTGCTGCCTCAATCCGCCCATTTCCTAGGTCGCTCCGACTAAATGGCGTGAGACCCTAGCTTCCAACTCACGTTGGCGGCGGATTCCGTAAAAACGGGCAACAGAAACGCCCTCAGGAAACCGCCATCCCCCCAGCGCTGGCGCGCCCCTGCGGCTTACCAACCATCTCGTAAAAATCACTGCCCGAAGCGCGCAGGCTCGGTGGGGGCTAGACCGCGCGCCAGGGGGTCGGGGTGGCTCGTCGGCGGGGCGGGCGATAGGTCGGGCGCAAAAGCGCCGGCAAGGCCTCTGGCGGGCGCGCAGAGGCCCAATGCGACGCGCGGCAGGGCGCGGAGACACCGGGACGAAAAAAAGGGCGCTATGCGCGCCCTGTGGCTGCTGCGGCTACTGGCCGCGACCGGCAATGGCTACTCCGGCAGGTCGAGGAACCGGACCAGCTCTTCCCCGGCCAGGTCATTGAGTTCGCGGAAGCGCTGCATCAGGGGCGCGATCTCGTTCCTGATGAAAACCTTCAGCGCGTCGGGCGCGTTGCCGAAACCGCCGGCGTTGGTCGGCACGATGCCGAGCAGTCCGGGTGGCACCCGGTGCGCGGCGAGGATGTCGTCCTTGCTCACGTTCTTGATGGCGGAGAAGTCGTCTTTCGCGGCCACCTCGCTCACGGGTATCAGCTTCAGGCCGTCGGACTTGCCGCCCGGCATGTGCAGGAACAGGTTTCGGAAGTTGCCCGGCCCCTTCGAGTTCTTCAGCGCGGTCCGAAGTGCATCGGCGTCGGCGTTGTCTATCTGCCCGTCCGTCATGTAGAGGATGAACCCAGCGTGCGAGCCGTTCGCGTAGTACTTCCTGCGGAACATGGTGGCCGCCTCGTTGAGCCAGGCCGACTGCAGCGCGCTGATGTACTCCGGCAAGCCATAGACCTCCTGATTGACGTCGTCTTCGCGAAGATGGAGCACCGAGCCTTCGGGAAATTCGTGCTCTTGATGCCAGCCGCGGACAAAGAAATAACGGCCCGCCTCGTCCCCTCGTCGGGTGAACTTCGCCAGCGAGTGCCGCAGCTCCAGTGCGCGGCCCGTGAAGGCGCGCGGCTGCTCCGCGTAGGCGTTGCCGAAGACCAGAAAATCCAGCGCCATCGCCCCGAACGTCGCGCTCGACAACCGCGGATGAGGAATGAACATGGACTTCAGCAGGTTGCGCTTCAGACGGATGGCGGAGCCATGGTGTGGCGACGCATGAAGTGCGCTCGCGAGCCCTTCCCACGGCAAAGGCGGCTCATACCAACGGCCGTTGAACATGCTCTCGACATAGTCGAGCAGCCTGATGCGGCTCACAGGCTCCGGGTCTCCGAAGCTGAAAGCCTCGACCGAGCCGCCGCCGTGTGTCGTCAACTCCATGGCCGGCTCCGCCGGCGCGATGCCGGTCGACTGGTGGCGCGTGCTTCCCTTGCGTTTGCTCATCCAAAAATCTCCATTCGCGAAGTGCCGCCGACGACGTCGCCGGCCAATGTTTCGTTGTCGAGCGCGTGCATCGTTGCCCACGCAAGATCCGCATGTCCCGTCTCTTCCGAGCGGCCCGAGTCGTAGGTCACATTCCGGCCGCTGGCCGTGAGCACGCGTTTGATGGCCATGAATGACGCTGCGATGTCGGTCCATCCGGCATCGAATTCGAGCCTGCCTTTGTGGATCACCTGCTGCGCCTTCAGCACCAGGCGCTGCTTCACCTCGATGCTGTACTGGTAGCCCTTCACCTGAGGGAAGAACTTCTCGACGATCTGGAACACGCCTGCGCCAAGACCCGTCTTGTCGATGCCGATGTGCACGACGTTGTATTGCTGCGTGACGCGCCGGATCGCCTCGGCCTGGGCCTCGAAGTCGGAGCCCCTGAACTGCTCTCGGTGCAGGATGCGGAACTTGCCGCCGGGCACGCGCGGCGGCGCCACGACCACCAGCGCCGCCGCGTCGCCCTTGTCCGAAGGGTCATAGCCAACCCACACAGGGTGATGCGCGTAGGGCCGAAGCCATAGCGGCTTGACGTCGCTCCACGTCTCCCAGCTGTCGACCATGCAGGCCTGCATCTGTGCCAGCGTGAACAGCGAAAGACTGTCGTCGATGAACTGGCACATGAACAGGTTCGCGAACTCGTCGACGCTGTATTCCTCGCGCAGCTCGGCGATGTCGAAGAGATCGAAGCCCAGCGCGACCGCGTCTTCCACCGTGACGATGTCGCGCCACTTCCGATCGAGGCCCAGGGCACCGCCGCGCAACGCCCTGTGCGTCGTGTCGATGCGGACATGGTCTTTCTTCGCGCGGCCCTTGTTCCTGTCGTCACCGGTCCAGAAGCCATAGGCTTCGTGCGACATCGCGGACGGCGTGGAGAAGTAGGTCTTGCGCCAGTGCTTGTGCGAGGCCATCGCGCTCGCCAGCTTGTTGATCGTGCGAAAGCGCGGAACCCAGAAGAACTCGTCGAAGTAGAAGTCGCCGTGATACGACTGGGCCGTCATCGCGTTCGTGCCCAGGAAGATCAGCTCGGCGCCGTTCCACAGCTTGATGTTCTCGCCCTTTAGATCGACGTCGACCTCTTTGGCGAAATCGACGATGTAGCTGCGGAACTGGTGCGCCTGCGCCTTCGAGGCCGACAGAAAAAGCTTGTTGCGCCCCTCCTTCGCAGCCGACAGCAGCGCTTCGCGCGAGAAATAGAACGTCGCGCCGATCTGCCGCGCCTTGAGAATGGCGCGCAGCCGTTGGTACTGCTGATCGAACCAGTTTTGATGAAACGGGAAGTTCGACTCGCGCAGCTTCGATTCGAGCAGCGCGATCTGGTCTTCGCTGAACTCGTTGCGCTTGGGCTTTCGCTTCGGCGCCGCATTGCGTGCCGCGATGTTCGGATTCAGGTCGCCCTCGCGCCCCGTCTGCTGGTACTTCTCGACGCGTGCAGTGCGCTCCAGCTGACGGCCCAGCAGATCGATCTCCTTGTAGTCCCCGCCGGTCTTCTCGGTCTTCAGGATCAGCTGGATGAGCCGCACTTCGAGCGCGCCGTTCACGCGGTCGAGCGGCTGCGCGTCGTCCCACTTGTCGGCCTCCTTCCAGCCGTAGACCGTCGACGCCGGCACGCCCAGGTGCTCCGCGATCTGCTTGACCTTCCAGCCCGTCCACGCGAGGAACCGCGCCGCGGTGCGGGGTTGCGCCTGCGGCGTCAACGTGGCAATCTGGCCCGCCGCAGTGCTCGCGACGCCGCCAACATCGGCAGCAGGCGCCGCCACTTTGGCGACGTTCGAAGCCCGTCCACGCTTGTGCGACGCGGACTTCTTCGCAGCGACAGAAACAGTCCGGCGAGTGCGGCCGGACGCAGCGGATTTCAGGGGCATGCCGCCGAGGTTGCCCGCGCGCGCGAAGCATCGCCATCACGTCCAACAGTGCCCGCCACTGCCACATGCGCAGCGGCTTGAGAGCGGACGTACGCGCCGACACCATTGGCTCACCGCATCGCGAACACCACGCGATTCCCCGTTCAACCAGCAGTGAGCCACCCCATGTCCACACCCGCAAAGAAGCCGGTCTCCAAGTTCTTCCGCGTCGCCGTCGAAGGCGCGACCAGCGACGGCCGTGTCATCGACCGGGCGATGCTGGAACAGATCGCCGCCAGCTACGACCCGAACCTCTATGGTGCCCGCGTCAACATCGAGCACATGCGCGGCTACAGCCCGAACAGCGACTTCCGCGCCTATGGCGATGTCACCGCTGTAAAGACGGGCGAAGTCGAGATCGGCGGTGTCAAGAAGCTCGCCCTGTTCGCGCAGATCTCGCCCACCGATGAGCTGGTCGACCTCAACAAGAAGCGCCAGAAGATCTATTCGTCGATGGAAGTCCGGCCGCGCTTCGCCGACAGCGAGAAGGCCTACCTCGTCGGCCTGGCCGTCACCGACAACCCCGCGAGCCTGGGCACCGAAATGCTCGAGTTCGCGGCCAAGAACCCGAACTCCAACCCCTTCGCCGCGCGCAAGGAAAAGCCCGACGACCTCTTCACGGCCGCCGAAGAGTTCTCCCTCGAATTCGAGGACGTACCCGACGAAGGAGCCCTGGCCAAGTTCCGTGCGGCCGTCGCAGGCGCCTTGGCAAAGTTCGGCGCAAAGACCGCCACCGACGATGCGCGCTTCGCTGCCGTCGCTGAAGGCTTCGAGCAGATCGGCGACGCCTTTGCGGCCCACGTCACCAGCACCGAGCAGAAGCTCTCCGCCCGCGACAAGACCATCAGCGACCTGCAGGCCGCCGTAGCCGACCTAAAGGCCAAGTACTCGGTCCTCGACACCACGCCCACCGGCACCACTCGCCCGCTGGCCACCGGCGGCAACGGCACCACGAAGACCGATTGCTGAGCCAAGTCGAGCAACCGCAAGCACCTCATCCGCAACACTACACAGGCAGCACACACCATGCGCAAAGAAACCCGCCAGGCCCTCGACGCCTACTTCGCCCAGTTGGCCACCCTCAACGAAGTGGCCAGCGTCGTTCAGAAATTCAACGTCGTGCCGCGCGTGCAGCAGACCCTCGAAGCGAAGATGCAGGAGTCGAGCGCGTTCCTGCAGCGCATCAACGTCATCGGCGTCACCGAGCAGATGGCCGCCAAGGTCGGTGTCGGCGTCACCGGCCCGGTGGCCAGCCGCACCGACACCAGCGGCAATCTCACGCGCAAGCCGCGCAACGTCGCAGCGCTCGACGACAACCAATACCGCTGTGTACAGACCAACTTCGACACTGCCATCCGCTATGCGCAGCTCGATGCCTGGGCCGGCTTCCCCAACTTCCAGACGCTGCTGCGCGACGCGATCCTGCGGCGCCAGGCGCTGGACCGCATCTGCATCGGCTTCAACGGCACCAGCATCGCCGCCACCACGGACCTCGCCGCAAACCCGCTGCTGCAGGACGTGAACAAGGGCTGGCTGCAGCAGATGCGTGAGCACGCCCCGGAAAACGTCCTCGCCGCGGGCGGCAAGCAGGCCGGCAAGGTCATCGTCGGCCCTGACAAGGCGACCAGCGACTACGCGAACCTCGACGCCATCGTGTACGACGCGATCACGATGCTCGACCCGTGGAATCAGGAAGACCCGGACCTCGTGGCCGTGGTCGGTCGCGGCCTGATGCACGACAAGTACTTCCCGCTCGTCAACAAGGACCAGCCGCCGACCGAATCGCTGGCCGCCGACATCGTCATCAGCCAGAAGCGCGTGGGCGGCCTGCAGGCCGTCACCGTGCCTTTCTTCCCGGCAGGCACAGTGCTGGTTACCAAGCTGAGCAACCTGTCGATGTACTGGCAGCGCGACGCGCGCCGCCGCAACATCAAGGACGTGCCCGAGCGCGACCAGATCGAGAACTACGAGTCTTCCAACGACGCCTATGTCGTCGAGGACTACGGCAGCGCCGCCCTCGTGGAACACATCGAGATCGTCGACTAGGCCCGCGCCAAAAGTCTGACGAAAGACCGCGCGGGCCGGACCGGACCACGCCCTCCTCCACCAGCCCGGAACATCACTATGCGCCCACTCAGCCCCGCACAGCGCCACCGCGCGCGCGTCCTGCAAGAACAGGCCCAGGCCGCCAGCCCCTACGGCGTCGAGCTGCAGGGCGACGCCTACGGCCTCATGCGCGTCAAGCTCTCGCAGGACAAAACACGCCTGTCGCAGATCCAGTCGCACGAGCGACGCGCCGAAATGAAGGCCCGGCTGCTGCCGGAGTACTTCGACTGGATCTACACCTCGCTCGACACAGGCAAGGGCGCGGTAGATCAGGTGCTCACCACGGTGATGGTGTGGGCGTTCGACGCCGGCGCCTACCGGCTGGGCCTGGACATCGCGGCCTATGTCATCCGCCATCGCATGGCCATGGCAGACGACTACAAGCGCAGCCCGGCCGCCATCGTGATCGATGAACTGGCCAATGCCTACCTGAAGGGCCAATGGTCTCCCCTGTTCGTGCTGCTCGACGCCGAGAACGTGCGGCATCTGGCGCCCGTGCCGCTCGACGATGACCCCGCCCGCGCACGAGCGCAAGCGGCAGCGCTGCTCATCGAGGCCGACACCTTGACGGCCGAGCAGGACGCGCCCGATCAGGCGCGCGCCAAGCTGCACAAGGCCATCGCCTATGCGGCGCTCGGCAAGGTGCAGACGGCAGAAGAGCCCGACCTTTCCGCGATCGAGCCCGCGGCGCTGTCGCTGGCCCTCGCGCGCCTGCAGCGCGCCCTGGAACTGGACAGCAATGCCGGCGTGAAAAAGGACATCGAGCGCGTCGAGCGCGCGCTCAGCAAGGCCGGCGCGAGCGCCGAGCCGAAAGCGGAGGCGGCGACCACCGCCCCACCCGAACAACCCGCTACGCCCTCGCCGGCCAGCAACCGCAAAAGCGCGGCGCCGGCGAGGAAGTCGCCGGCGCCCGCGCGCAAGCGCGCCGCCGCCAGGTAGCGCAACCGAGCACCCCCGCGTGCCGGGCGGCCCGTGGCGCTGCGTGAAAGGTTGAGCCATCACCACAACGCGCCACGGCCACCGCCCACCTATACCGAGCCGAGACCTCAAGCCCGAGACCGACCATGTCCCTCATCGCTGCAGCCCCGCCCCTCGTGCGCACCACGCCGCCCAGCGACCCGGCACAGCTGGGCAAGGTCTCTGCCGGCGCATGGTGGCCCGAGATCGACCTCGCAACCCTGCGCGACGCCGTGCGCCTCGATGGGACCATCACGCCGGCGCGGCTGCTGACGGCTGTGCAGGAGGCGGTGGCCGCCACGGTGGCCCAGCTCGACGCCTGGGCGCGGATCCGCAAGGACGAAGGCCACGAATCGCTGTCTGCAGTGCCCGCGCTCACGGTCGACGGCGAGTCCGTCAACGTGCAGCGCTTCCGCCGCGCCGTCTACTGCCACGCGAAGGCCAATCTGATCGAGCGCTACAGCGACTACGACACGACGGGCCGCGAGCGCCGCAAGGATCAGGACGAAGCGCGCGAAGACCAGGCCGAACACCACCGCCGTGACGCCACGTGGGCCGTGCGCGACATCCTGGGCGTCTCTCGTCTCAACGTCGAGCTGATCTAGCCATGCCGCGGACGGTCGCCACCCAGCAACACGACACGGTCGACCTGCTGTGTCTGCGTCACCTCGGCGCCACGGCCGGCGTCACCGAAGCCACGTACCGACTCAATCCCGGCCTCGCAGACCTGGGGCCCATCCTGCCGATCGGCCTTGCCGTCGTCTTGCCGGACCTCCCCGCCAATGCTGCTCGCGTCGACACCGTGCAGCTCTGGGACTAGGAGACATCGCCATGCCCACTTCAACCCTACGACACCACACCATGACCGAGCCCACCACCACCGCCGCAGCCGCCGGCACCGCTGCAGGCTACAAGCTGGCCCTGCTCTCGCTGCCCGTCATTGCGAGCCTGATCGCCTTCTGGCTCGGCATCCGTTTCGTGCCACTGCGTCCCGGGCAGGCGTGGAACGACCTCATCAACCGGGTAATGGGTTGCCTGGCCAGCTCCTTCATCCTCGGCACCATCGCGCTCGTGCTGCTGATGCAGCACAAGCCCGATGTCTTCACCGCCGGCGCCGCACTCGCGCGCCTGGCCACGTTCCCGCCCGAGGCCGGCTTCTTCGTGATCACCGGCTGCGTGTTTGTCCTGTGCAGCATCCCTGGCCCGTGGATCGTGGCCGCGGTCTTCCTCTGGCTGGAGCGCCGCAAAGACCGCGACATCGGCGAGCTTGCCGCCGAGATCCGCGCCGGCATGGGCATCCCGCGCGCGCCGGCTTCTGCGGTCGCAGCGCCCGAACAGGCGTCTCCTGCCGACATCACCACCAAGACCTGAAGCCGACATGCTCACCCTGCAACAGCTCATTGCCGCCGGCATTACGCCGACCGTGGCGCGCGCCTTCCTGCCGCACCTCGTCGCCGCATTCGATCGCTTCGAGATTGGCACGCCTCGGCGAATGGCCGCCTTCATCGGCGAGTACAGCCACGAAACCAGCGGGTTCACGCGCCTGGAAGAAAACCTCTACTACACCGACCCGGCTCGCATCGCGCAGATGTTCTCCGCGCTGCGCGAGGCGGAGAAGGCGCGAGCCTTCACGCGCCAGCCCAAGGCGCTCGCAAACACGGTCTATGCCAACCGGAACGGCAACGGCAGCGAGGCCAGCGGCGACGGTTGGAACTACCGCGGCCGAGGCCTCCCGCACCTCACCGGCCGCGGCAACTATCGCGCGGCAGGATCTGCCCTGGGCTTGCCGCTCGAACAGAACCCGGACCGAGTTGCAGAGCCGGAAGCCGCTGTGCTGGTCGGCGCGTGGTACTGGGAGGCCAATGGCCTCAACGCACTCGCCGACCGGTGGCAGCTCGATGCCATCACGCGCGGGATCAACGGCGCGGCGATGGCCGGCCGCGCCGACCGCGTCGAGCGGTGCAACCGAGCGCTCGACGCCCTGCTGTCCACGTCATGAAAACCGCGCTGATCGCTCTTGCCGCGGCGGTGCTGATCGCCGCCGGCTCGGCCCTGCCCGCCTATTGGGTGGGAGACAGCCACGGCGCGGCGCGGGTACAGCAGGCGTGGGACAACGACACAAAGAGCCGCGCCACTGCCGCTCTCGAAGAGACCAACACGTCCCGAACCAAGGAACAAGGCCATGCCAACAGCCTCACCCGCGCCGTCGACGACTTCCATGCCGCGCAAGCGCCTGCCGCTGCAGACGGTGCTGCTCGCATCGCTGATGCTGAGCGCCTGCAGCGCGCCGCCGAAGGGCGTACCGCTCAGTACTTCGCTATGTCCAAGGCCGGCGCAGCTGAGCGCGACCGTCTTGCAAGCCATGCGGCCCGACTCGACAGCAGCCTTGCAGAAGCTCGACGCGTGGCTGAACAGCTCCGCGCTGATCTTGTCGACCGCGACCAGCGAATCGGGCTTCTCGCTGACGTCATCCGGGCCGATCGCACCCTCTTCGTCGACGCCCCAACCGCCGAGCCGAACGAGCCCTGAACCATGAAGAAGCCGCAGCTGCTGCGCGACCACATCACCCGCGCCTGCCCGGATCTGGCCACCAACCCGGAAAAGCTCACCGTCTTCATCGAGCGCGGCAACATCGTGCACACCGGCACGCCGGCCCTATCCTTCGAATACCGGTACACCCTGAACGTCGTCGTGACCGACTGGAGCGGCAGCACCGACGTGATCGTCGTGCCTGTCGTGGCGTGGCTCAAGCGCAATCAGCCCGACATCTTCGAGAACCCCGAGCGGCGCGCGAAAGCTTTCCGCTTCGAGGTGGAGATCATCGATCACGCCACGTCCGACATCGGCTTCGAGATCGACCTCACGGAGACAGTCGCCGTTCAAGGCGGCTCCGTCGACGGCATCAACCGGCTCACGACCCGGCACATCGGCGAGCCCGGGCTCGCGGGTGCCGAGCCCGTCGAATCGCTGCTCGACCTTCAGGCGGAGTGGCGCATCCAGCCGCTGGACGAAGGCTGATCGTGGCCGACGCGCTCAACCGGCTCGCGACCTGGGCCGCTCCCCTGATGGCGGGGCTTTCGCCCGAGCGCCGGCGCGCGGCCATGGTGCAGATTTCGACCTACCTACGCCGGAGCCAGGCGGAACGTATCGGAGCGCAGCTCAACGCAGACGGCACGCCCTACGAGCCCAGGAAGCCGCGCAAGCAGCTGCGCAACAAGAAAGGCGAGATCCGCCGCAAGATGTTCGAAAGGCTGCGCACCGCGCAGTACCTGCGCAAGGCTGCGACGGCCGAGAGCGCCACCGTCGTCATCGGCGGGAAGTCCGCGCGCATCGCGCGGGTGCACCAGCGCGGCCTGCGCGACAAGGTCGATTGGCGCAAGCCGAACAGCCCTACCGTGCAGTATGCGAAGCGCGAGCTGCTGGGGTTCACGCCAGCGGACGAAGACGCCGTGACCGACATCCTGCTGCACCACGTCACCGCCAGCGGCTGACGCTTGAGGGCGCCGCGCAACGCCCTTCAGTCCTCGCCGCATGCACCGTTGCGTTCGCTCGCGCACGCGAGAGCGTTTCGGCACATTGGGCGCATGCCCGGACCAACCGAATCGCCGCAACTTTTTGCCGACCTGCAACGCCAGATGGCGAACGTCGTGCGCATGGGCACCATCACCGATGTCGACCACAGCGCCACGCCGCCGCTCGTGCGTGTGCAGCTCACCGAGAAGGGCAGCACCGACTGGCGTCCCTACGTCGAGCTGCGCGCGGGCAAGACCGGCACATGGAACCCGCCGACCGTTGGCGAGTGCGTCCTGTTCCTCTCCCCCAACGGGATGACCGAGGGCGGCTATGCGCTGCCGGGCCTGCCCACCGAGAGCCATCCGACGCCCAGCTCCGACCCAAACAAGACCGTCACGAAGTACCCCGACGGCGCCGTCGTGGAGTACGACCACGCTGCCCACAAGCTCAAGGTCACACTGCCCGCCGCCGGCACCGCGGACATCGAGGTCCCCGACGCGATCACCGTGAAATGCAAGACGGCCAAGGTGACAGCCAGCGAGAGCGCGAAGGTGCACTCGCAGGAGATCACCCTCGACGCGCCGAAGACCATCGCCACCGGTCAACTGCTGGTGCAGGGCCTGCTCACCTTCACCGCCGGCATGGCCGGCTCCGGCACCGGCCCCGGCGGCAAGACCGCCGAGATCGACGGCGACATGACCTTCATCAACGGCCATGGCATCACCACCGATGGCGGCGACATCGTGGCCGGCAATATCAGCCTGCAAGGCCATGGCCACATCGAGAAGGACGCGGGCGGGCGCACCGCAGGCGGTGCAGTGGCATGAGCGGAATCTCCAAGACCACCGGCAAGATGCTCTCGCGCCGAGACCACATCGCGCAGTCCATCAATGACATCCTGACGACGCCCATCCGTTCGCGCCTGATGCGCCGCAACTACGGCAGCTACCTGCCGCAGATGGTCGACCACCCGGCCACTGCCGCGAATCGCCTACGGCTCATCGCCGCCACGGCCCAGGCGATCATGAAGTGGGAGCCACGTACCCGCCTGCTGAGCGTGAACGTGGGCTTCACCGCACAGGGCAAGTGCCAGCTGCACATTGTTCGCCGCGACACCAACAGCGTCGACAGCACCACCTATACCGTCACCGTCGGGGGCATGGCATGAGCATGGACATGTCGCTGCTGCCGGCGCCGGCCGTCATCGAAGCGCTGGACTTCGAATCGATTCTCGCCAAGCGCGTTGCTCTGTTTCAGGATGAGTGCCGAAAGGTCGGTTTCGACTACACGCTGCTGCTCGAATCCGATCCGGCAATGAAGCTGCTGCAGGTGCAGGCCTACCAAGAGCTGGAAATGCGCCAGCGCATCAACGATGCGGCCAAGGCCTGCATGCTCGCCTACGCCACGAAAACGGACCTCGACAACCTGGGCGCGAACTATCGCGTTTCTCGCCTGATCGTCACGCCTGCCGACCCGGACGCGGTGCCGCCGGTCGAGGCCGTCTATGAGGATGACGAACGCTTTCGCGAGCGCATCCAGCTGGCGCCCGAAGGCATCACGACCGCCGGTCCGACGGAAAGCTATCGCTACCACGCGCTCACGGCCAGCGCGGAAGTCAGCGACGTGAGCGTCGACAGCCCGCTGCCCGGCACCGTGCGCATCACCGTGCTTTCCACGTCTGCGACCGGCGTTCCCTCCGAATCGCTGCTCAACACCGTGAGCGCCGCGCTCAACGCCGAGAAGATCCGCCCGCTTTGCGACAACGTGCCCGTGCAGGGTCCGGAGATCTTCGAGACCGCGATCACGGCCAAGGTGTACCGCTACGAGGGGCCTGCGGGCGAAGTGGCCCTGGAGAACGGCGAGGCAGCGCTGGCGAAGTGGCTCCGGCAGATCCGCAGGCTGGGCAAAGGGTTGCCGCACTCCGGCATCGATGCCGCACTCCATCAGCCTGGCGTTGACCGTGTCGAGATCACACAGCCGCCGGCGGACATCCTGTGCACCAAGACCCAATGGGTTCGCGTCACGGCCATCACCGTCCTCGAAGAGGTGATCCGTGTCTAGCCTCACGCCTTCCCAGCGACTGCTGCCGCCCAACCGCACGCCGCTGGAGCTGGCACTCGCAGGCGCCTCACCGCTGGATCTGGACGCCGATGGTCTGCGGCACCTGTGGACGGCCATGCTTTGCCTCGCGCCGCTGCTGCCGTGGCTCTCGTGGACGCTCTCCGTAGAGGCCTGGCAGGACGCGAGGTCCGACGACGCGAAGCGTGCGCTGATCCTGAACTCCATCGAGATCCATCGGCACAAGGGCACGCCCTGGGCGATCCGCCTGCTGATCCGCTCGCTGGGCTTCGGAGAGGTGGACATCATCGAGCGCATCGGCGGGCGCACCCACGACGGCACGTTCCGCCGCAACGGCGTCTATCCGCACGCATCGCTTGCCAGCTCCTGGGCGACCTACATGGTCGCGCTGCAGCGCCCCATCACCAACGCCCAGGCCGAGCGCCTGCGCAAGCTCCTGCCGTCCGTCGCGCCGGCGCGCTGCCATCTGGTCGCGCTGCGTTACGCATCGGTCGCCAACAGCCACAACGGCGCCACGCGACGTGACGGCGCCTACAACCACGGAAGCGCCTGATGGCCAACCTCAACGAAACCGACCAGTGGGAAACCGGCATCTACCAGATCGAGGAAGATGACCCGGTCCTCGGGGGCCCCTCCGGCATCGACAACCGGCCCCCGCGCGAGCTTGCGAATCGCACCCGCTTCCTGCGCGTGCGCAATGTCACGCCGTGGGATCCCGCCTTCAGCTATCCCGCCAACTCGGCCTATGTCAGCTACGGGGGCACCACCTGGCGCAGCATGGGCGACAGCCTCAACGTCGCGCCCGGCAGCGACCCGACGAAATGGACGCGCTGGGGCCATACCGCGGCGGAGCTGAATGCGGCGCTCAGCGACTCGACGGCTGCGCACGAAGCCAAGATTAATCCGCATCCTCAGTACGCGACCGACGCCGATCTCGCCGCTCACTTCGCGGACCCAGACCCGCACCCGATGTACGCCATCCGAGGCCCCATTGTTGCGGTCCCGAACGTGAACCTCGGCCCCGTCATCACGGTGCAAACCCCGCATATCCGGCAGATGGTCTGGAACGGCACCGCCTACGTGCGCGCGCCCTGGCATCAGCCCGGCATGTTGCTATACAGCTACGACAACCCGTCGAGCATTCCCGGCTATCTGCCCGTGCGTGCCGACCTGAGCTACGAACAGGCCAACTACCCCGACTTGGTCGCACGGCTGGGGCTCTCCGGCGCTGGCACGTTCTCGCTCGTGGAGCTCCGCGGCGAATTCATTCGATGCCTGGACAACGGTCGAGGCGTCAATGCATCACGCGTGCTGCGGTCGGCCGAGGCGGGTGGGAACGCCGCCCATACCCACGGCGTCACGGACCCAGCACACGGCCACTTCGTCAACGATCCGGGTCACGTCCATGGCGCCTGGACCGACTCGCAGGGGGCGCACAACCACGGCATGCAAGTCCCGCAGAACGTCGCGGACTCGGATCGTGGAACTGGTCAGTACTCCGACTTCAGCATCGACTCGCCACGTCCCATCAACTACGACGGCGCGCACGGGCACAACGTCGGTATCGATTCGAGGAAAACCGGCATCTGGCTCAACAACAGCGCCACGGGCATTTCGATCAATTCGGACGGCTCCGAGGCACGCCCGCGCAACGTGGCCTTCCCGGCGTGGATCAGCTACTGACCCGGACACCCCCATGACCAAGACCATCTATCTGATCGATCCCGACAGCGGATTCCTCGTGGGCGAGTCCGTGCACCCGCTCGATCCCGTCGCTACGGAGCGCACCGGCAAGCCGGTCTATGCGCTGCTCAATCCCGCCTTGGCAACCGAAACCGCGCCGCCGCATATCCCCAGCGGCATGCGGGCGCGCATGGTGCGCGGCAAATGGGCGTTGGAACCCCTGCCGCCCGCACCGCAACCGGAGGTCCCCGTCGTACCGCCGCCGCCCCCGGCTCCGCCACCCAGCACCATCGATGACCGCATCGCTTCCCTGCGCGCCTACGTGCAGGAATACATGGACGCCATGGCCCGGTCGCTCGGCTACGACGACATCAGGACGGCCGTCACCTACGCCGAAGAGCCCGCCGTGCCCAAGTTCCAGAACGAGGGCCGTGCGCTGCGCGCGTGGCGCTCGGCAGTCTGGGCCGCCTGCTACGAACTGCTCGATCGCGTGAAGTCCGGCGCCATGGCGGAACCGTCGGAGCGCACCCTGACCGGCTTGCTGCCGAGCCTATCCGTGCCTCCGCTCGAAACCCCGCCCGCAGCGTCTGCGCAAGAGCCCGCCGAAGCGCAAGCCGGCTCGACCACTGAACCGCCCGCGGCCGAGTAGCCGCAGGCAACCCGAATCACCACAGGAGCACTCCCCCATGTCCACCGAATACCACCACGGCGTACGCGTCTTCGAAGTCGAGGAAGGCGGCGCCACCATCCGCGTCGTCAGCACGGCCATCATCGGCCTCGTGGCCACCGCCCCGCAGGCCGACCCGGCGGCCTTCCCGCTCAACACCCCGGTGCTGCTCACCAACCCCGGCGGCAGCGTCGGCAAGGCGGGCGCCACCGGCACGCTGGCCAAGGCGCTGAAGGCGATCGGCCAGCAGGCGCAGGCCGTCACCATCGTCGTTCGCGTCGAGCCCGGCGCCGACGATGCCGCGACCACCAGCAACGTCATCGGCACCACCACCGCCACCGGCCAGAAGACCGGCCTGCAGGCGCTGCTGGCCGCACAGGGCCAGCTCGGCTACAAGCCGCGCATCATCGGCGCGCCCGGCCTCGACACCGAGGCCGTCGCGGTCGAGATCGGCGTCGTGGCCGAGGCGCTGCGCGGCTTCGGCTACGTCGCAGCGCGCAAGGCCGACGGCATGGCCTACGCCACCACGAAGGAAGAGGCCACCACCTACCGCGCCAAGTTCGGCAAGCGCGAGCTGATGGTCATCTGGCCCAGTTTCCTCGCGTGGGACACCGTCACCAACGACGTCGAGACGGTGCCCGCCATCGGCTACGCGCTGGGCCTGCGCGCCAAGCTCGACCAGCAGATCGGCTGGCACAAGACGCTGTCAAACATCGTGGTCAATGGCCCGCAGGGCATCAGCGCGGACGTGTTCTTCGACCTGCAGAGCCCGAGCAGCGACACGACCTACCTCAACGCGCTCGAAGTCACGACCATCATCAACCGCAGCGGCTATCGCTTCTGGGGCAACCGCACCACCGAAGCCCAGGGCGGGAAGTTCTTCTTCGAAAACTACACCCGCACCGCCCAAGTGCTGGCAGACACGATGGCCGAGGCGCATTTCACGTTCGTGGACAAGCCGATGCACCCCACGCTCGTGAAGGACATGCTCGAGAACATCAACGCCAAGGGCAAAGACCTCGTCACGGGCGGCTACCTGATCGGCTTCGAAGCCTTCATCAACCCCGACCTGAACCCGAAAGAAGAACTCTTCGTCGGCCGCCTGCGCATCAGCTACCGCTACACGCCGGTGCCGCCGCTCGAAGACCTGGGCTTCCGCCAGACCATCACCGACGACTTTCTCGCCAACTTCGCCGCGGCCGTGCAGGCCGCCTGAACGGCGTCAACGCATCACGCATAGGAGCACACCACCATGGCACTGCCCAAGAAACTCAAGAACTTCGCCATGTTCGGCGACGGCGAAAGCTGGGTCGGCGAGATCCCCAGCGTCACCCTTCCCAAGATCACGAAGAAGACCGAGGAATACCGCGCCGGCGGCATGCATGGCCCGGTCGAGATCGATCTCGGCCACGAAAAGCTCGAGCTAGGCATCAAGGCCGGCGGCCTGAAGACCCAGCTCATCGCGATGCTGGGCTCGCAGACCGTCGGCGCCAACATCTTCCGGTTCGCTGGCGCCTACCAGGACGAATCCACCGGCCAAGTGACCGCGGCCGAAGTCGTCATCCGCGGGCGCCTGCGCGAGTGGAACCCCAACGAGGCCAAAGCCGGCGAAGACAACGACCACGAGTTCACCATTGCCGCCAGCTACTACAAGCTGACCGTCAATGCCCAGGAACTGCTGGAGATCGACGTGCCCGGCATGGTGTTCCGCGTCGGCGGCACCGACCAGTACGACGCCATCCGCGCCGCCATCGGCATGGCCTTCGGCGTCAACTGACGCCAAGCCGCAACCTCGCCCCCCGCCCTTCCCCTTCGAACCGAGTCACCACCATGAACGACGACGCCCAACAGCCCACCGCCACCATCGCGCCCAGCGTGCCCAACACCATCACGCTCGACACGCCCATCCAGCGCGGCACCACCACCATCGCCGAGATCGTCCTGCGCAAGCCCAACGCCGGCGAGCTGCGCGGCCTCTCGCTGCAGCGGCTGCACGCGGCCGACGCCGACGAACTGCTCAAGCTGCTGCCACGCATCACCTCGCCCAGCCTCACGCCGCCAGAGTGCGCGCAGCTCGACCCCGCGGACCTGTCCGAGGCGGGAGGCGTCGTCATCAGTTTTTTGTTGAAGAAAGCAGTTCGGGACGCGGTCTTGCAGAGCGCGTAGAGGACGCCATGGCGGATCTGGCGCTGGTTTTCCACTGGCGCCCTCAGGACATGGACGGCCTCCCCCTGGCCGAGCTGATGGACTGGCGCGAGGCCGCCCGCAAACGCTACGCCCCGAGCAAGCACGACGACTGACCGCAACACCTTCGAACCATCATGGCCACCGCGCTAACCCTCAAGCTGATCCTGGCCGGCGCGGCCAAGGCGGTCAACGAACTCAAGCCGCTCGACGCGCAGAGCAAGGCCACGGCCGCGAGCCTGAAACAGTCGCGCGACGCCCTCAAGCTGCTGAACGGCCAGCTCGGCCAGGTCAACTCAATCCGCAAGTACCAGGCCGAGCTGTCCAAGCAGGGCAACAGCCTGAAGGTGCTGCGCGCCAACCTCGACAGCGTCACGCGCACCTACGGTGCGAACAGCGATCAGGCCCGCGCCCTGCAAGGCCAGGTCGACCGCGCGACGGCCGCCTACGACAAGCAGCGCCACGCCCTCGTGCAGCTGCGCACCGCGGCCACTGCCAGCGGCATCGGCAAGCTGTCTGCGGACCAGCACCGCCTGCAGGCGGAGATCACCTCGACCAATAGCGCCATCGCCCAGCAGAAGGCGCGCCTCGAAGCGCTGGCCAACGCGAGCAACCGCAAGGCTCTGCTGCAAAAGAGCTTCAACAGCACCCGCGCCACGGCCGGGCATCTGGCAATGGCCGGCGCTGCGGGCGTGGGCACCGCCTACGGCATCCGCCGCGCCGTCACCGAGCCGCTGCACCAGATCCGCGAATACGAAACCACGACGGCGCGCATCGAATCGCTGGGCCTGGGCAAGGAAGAGTCCGAGAAGGCCATCGACTACGCGAAGCGCATGAAGACCTACGGCACCAGCATGAACGACAACCTCGGGCTGATGCTGGACGCCACCACCGCATTCGCCGACGTGCACCACGCCGAAATGGTCATGCCCGCGATGGCGAAGATGAAGTTCGCGAACAAGGCCATGTTCGGCGAGGAGCAAGGCACCGAGAACGAACGCAAATTCATGGACATGCTCAAAGTCATCGAGGCACGCAACGGCCTGAGCAGCAAGGAAGAGTTCACCAAGCAGGCCGACATGGTGCAGCGCGTGATCACCGCCACCGGCGGCCGCGTCGACTCCACGCAATGGCTCGACTTCGTCAAGCGCGGCGGCATTGCCGCCAAGGGCCTCTCCAGCGAGGCGATGTACTACCAGCTCGAGCCCATCGTGCAGATCATGGGCGGCGCCAGCGCCGGCGTGGCCACCATGTCCGCCTACCAGAACCTCTACCAGGGCCGCACCACCAAACGCGCTGCGCAGAACCTGATGAAGTACGACCTGATCGGTGACCCGTCGAAGGTGAAGCACGACAAGACGGGGCAGGTCTCGTTTCTCGACCCTGGCGCGCTGAAGGGCAGCGACCTCTTCCGCACCAACCAGTTCGAATGGATGGAGAAGGTGCTCCTGCCGGCGCTGGCCGCCAAGGGCCTCACCAGCCAGGACCAGGTGAACGACGCCATCGGCTCCATTTTTAGCAACCGCACGGCGTCGAGCCTCTTCTCTCAGATGTTCATGATGAGAGACCAGATCCACAAGAACGCGAAGCTCAACGCCGGCGCCTTCGGGATCGACGAACTGGACGCCAGGGCGCGAGACAGCCTGAGCGGGAAGGAACTCGAAGCGCAGGCCCGTTTCCACGACGCCATGCAGGCGGCCGGCCGCGCCCTGCTCCCGGCCTACATCAGCCTGCTCAACACCGCGGGCAGCGCGCTGCAGCGCATCACGCAGTTCGCGCGGGAGCACCCCGTGCTCGCCTCGTACATCGGCAAGACCGTGCTGTGGGTCGGCCTACTGGCGGCCGGCTTCGGCGCGCTCAGCCTGGGCGCCGCGGCGCTGCTCGGCCCCTTCGCCGTCGTCCGCTACGGCCTGGGCCTCTTCGGCGTCAAGGCGGCGGTGCTCTCACCTGTGCTCACCGTGCTCACCCGCGTGCTGGGGTTCGCTGCGACCGCCGTCATGTGGCTCGGCCGCGCACTGCTGCTCAACCCGATCGGCCTGGCCGTCACCGCCATCGCAACGGCCGCGTTCCTGATCTACAAGTACTGGGGGCCGATCAGCGGCTTCTTCGTCGGCCTTTGGGAGCGCGCGAAAGGTGCGTTCGCCGGTTTCTGGCAGTACCTCGGCGGCTCTATGCCCGCGGCGCTGGCCACTGTGGGATCGGCCATCGTCAACTGGTCGCCCCTCGGCCTGTTCTATCAGGCCTTCGCCGGCGTCATGCAGTGGTTCGGCATCGAGCTGCCGGCGAAGTTCACGACCTTCGGTGCGCAGATGATGCTGGGCCTGGCGAACGGCATCACCGGCATGCTCGGCACCGTGCAAGACGCCATCAACGGCGCGGCCGACTCCACCGTCGGCTGGTTCAAGGAAAAGCTCGGCATCCGCAGCCCCTCGCGCGTGTTCATGCAGGCCGGCGAGAACATCGTCGAGGGCGCCGCCATCGGCATCGACCGCGCCCGGCCGCTCTTGCGCGCCGCGGCGCTGGGCATGGCCGGCGCGACGGCCGTGGCCATGCCCGCCATGGCGGCAGAGTTCCCCCGCGCCCCCGGCAACTTCGACACGCGCGCGCCACTCGCCGCAGCACCCGCCGGCCGCGCCGCCGGCGGCATCGTCGTGCAGGGCGACACCATCACCATCCACATCACCGCAGCGCCCGGCGCCGATGCCGCGCAGCTGGCGCGCGCCATCCGTGCCGAGCTGGACAAGCGCGATGCCGACAAGCGCGCCCGCGCCCGCGGCGCCTTCATCGACTACGACAACTGACACCCGCCATGCTCTGCCTAGGCCTCTTCGTCTTCTCGCTCGACACGCTGAGCTATCAGGAACTGCAGCGCCGCAGCAGCTGGAAGCACGCCTCGCAGCCGCTCGTGGGCGCGCGCAATGCGTCGCAGTACCTCGGGCCGGGCGACGACATCATCACGCTCAATGGCATCGTGGTGCCCGAATTCGCGGGCACCCCGGCCAGCCTGTCGGTGCTGCGCCTCATGGCCGACCAGGGCGCCGCATGGGTGCTGGTGGAAGGCACCGGCACCATCTACGGTGCCTTCGTCATCACCGAGCTGCAGGAAACCCGAACCCTCTTCTTTGAGACCGGCGAGGCGCGCCGCATCGAGTTCACCCTCACGCTGCAGCGCGTCGACCAAGACGCCCAGGAAGTCGCCGAACAGCTCATCGCCGACAGCATGGGCGACCTGGGCGCCCTGCTGCAGGACGCGGCGGACAACATGGGCCTGTCGCTGGGCGTAGGCGCCAGCGCGGTTTGAACAGACCATGTCCGACGTAGATGCCATCACCGCCACGCTGCCGACGGTCAATGTCAGCGCCAACAGCTGCAGACGCGACACCCGGCGCGCCGCGGCGCACCTCACGCCCATCTGGCGCATCACCGTCAACGGCGCGAACGTGTCGGATCGCATCCTGCCGCGCTTCGTGCGGCTGACCATCACCGATGACCGGCAGAACGATGCCGATGAGGTCGAGCTCGTCGTGAGCGACCACGATGGCGCCGTAGAGCTCCCGGAAACCGGCGACACCGTCGAAGTGGCCATCGGCTGGCTCGCCGAGCCCAACGCGGCGCCCTACCGCCAGCTCACCACCGAAGAGATGGGCTTCCCCGTCGGCCTGGTCGAGAAAGGCACCTACACCGTGCAGGCGGTGGAGTACGCCGGCACGCCCGACGAGATCACCATCCGCGCACGCGCCGCCAACCTGCTCGACAGCCTGCGCACCCTGCGCGACGAGTCATGGCACAAGACCACCGTCGGCGCCATCGTCAACAGCGTGGCCAAGCGCAACCGCATCGAGGCCGTCGTCGCCAAGGAAATCGCCTCGCGCAAGGTCAAGCACGCCGACCAGCTCGGCGAATCGGATGCGTCCTTTCTCCGCCGGCTGGCTCAGACCTACGACTGCCTGTGCACCGTGAAGAACGGCAAGCTCCTGTTCAGCCAGGCGCGCGCCGCGCGCACGCCGAGCGGCAAGGTGCTACCGCCGGTAGTCATCACGCGGCAGGATGGCGACAGACACCGCTGGAGCCGCGCCGATCGCGATGCGTACAGCGGTGTGAAAGCATGGTGGAACAACATCAAGACTGGGCGCCGCAGCAGCGTCATCGCCGGCCTGAGTGGCCGCGCGAAGGAACTGCGCACGACCTTCGCGAGCGAAGCGGACGCCTTGGCCGCAGCCCGCGCCGAGTGGCTGCGCATTCAGCGCGGGATCTTCGATTTCGAGATCACCCTCGCCTATGGCCGCGCCGACATCACGCCGCAGCGGCCCGCGCGAGTGGCCGGCTACAAGCGGAAGATCGACCAAACACCCTGGATCGTGGCCAGCGTGCGCCACACGATCGACCAAGCGGGCTACATCAGCCAACTCACGCTTGAGACCGAGCAGGCCGCAGGCGTTGAAGGGCAAGAAGGCAGAAGCACCGAAGCATGAAGCGCGGCGACCGGATCGCTGGCCTAGCTGAACAATGCCTCTCAAGTGATTAACGGCGCGATGACGCAACTAAGCCTTTGATTCAGAAAGGATTTATTGCTTTGCAAGCTCACCCGGAACGCCGGCTTTGATTCGGTGCCCGAAAACGTAGAGTCCCCACCGTGTTTTCGCGTAGAGTCTTGGCCACTTCTATAGGATGATCATGAACGTAATCGATGCCATCGACAAGAAGATCGGCGAAGTCAGGACCGAAAGTCTTGACATGTCGGTCGGGGAAATCATTGCGCTGCACGAAGCACGGGAACTAGTTATTCAGCCTGATTTCCAACGACTTTTCCGGTGGACCTTTCAACAAAGGTCGAGGCTCATCGAGTCGCTGCTGCTTGAGCTTCCCATCCCTTCGATATTCGTGATCGAAAAAGAGTCCGGGGTCTTAGAGTTGATCGACGGCCTACAACGGGTTAGCTCGCTACTGCATTTCATCTCAGCTGGAAGCCTGAACCAAAGCGCAGCAGAGGATCTCGGCCAGCCGAGCGAAGAGCCACCGTTCAAGCCATTGCAGCTTGAGGGCTGTGACCTTGTCACCGAACTGAATGGTCACACCTTCGAAGATCTTCCCATCACGCTGCGCCTGCGACTGAAACGGACCGGCATCCGAACTGTCATTATCAAGAGGCAGAGTAGCCAGTTCTTGCGGTATGAGATGTTTAAACGTCTCAATACTGGCGGAGCTAAGCTATCCGACCAAGATATCCGAAACGTGAACGCACGCATGCTCGGCGAACAGGGCGCCAAGTTTTACGAAACGCTCATGACATGCGCTCGGCACCCCGCTTTCCGAATCACAGTCGAGCTTCTTTCACAAACTTCGGTCGAGAGCCGCGGCGATGAAGAGCTCGTTCTAAGGTTTTTCGCGGCGAAGAATTTTCGCGAGTTCTTCAAGGGGAACGTGGGTGACTGGCTCGATCGTTTCATGGAGGCAGTGCTCCTTGACGGCCTCCCATTCGGTGACGACGACGTCCAAACGTTCGTTGCGGTCTTCGACACTCTGGCCGACAAGTTCGGGCCATATGCATTTGTTAAGTATCGCGGAGGACAGCCCATTGGAGGGGTCGCCCCAGCCTACTTTGAAGCCGTTTCGATCGGTGCACTTGAGCGGCTCAATGACCTGAGAGGCCTTCATTCCGACGAGGCTCGAAAAATACTGGCTGATGCAGTTGAATCGCAGGCCTTCCGGAGCGTTACTGGCCCAGGGGCGAACTCGCTGCCTAAGCTAAATCGCCGCATCGAGATCATTACAAAAGCGATCGATGACGCAGTCGTTCTCTGACCTGTACGCTCAACAGATTCAAGCCGATCTCGATTGGCGCGAAACAGAGCTTGCGGTCCTCCGGCGACACCTCCTCTCAACTACCATCGGAAGCACGCAAGAGGCCACATTCTTGAGAACGAATCTGGCTATGATCTACGCGCACTATGAAGGCTTCTGTAAATTCGCGCTCGGTATCTATGTTGATGCTTTAGTCGCGCTATCGCTCAACCCTATAGATCTGAAATGGCCGATTGCAGTTCAGTCATTTCGCAAACTGCAGGCTGATCTAAAGAATATTGACAGTCCCTCTGATTTTTTTTCCAAGCTGCTTACGGAGTTCGAGGCGAAGCTGTTGAAACCTGCGGACTATGAGCGGCCAGACAACGTGGCCAATCTTTGGCCGGACTTACTTTCTAGTTGGCTTGAGCGTTTTAACCTTGACTCATCAGCCGTCGCCCAGGAAAAGGCGAGACTGGATAGGTTAGTAAATAGCAGAAATCAAATTGCACACGGGAGAAAGCTGACAGTAGCAGATCGCAGCGAGCTAGACCTCCATGCCAACGCTGCGACCCTTGCAATGCATGCAGTTGCAGTTGGCGTTATAGATGCCTTGGAACAGAAACGATATGCGAGAAGCAGTCGCGTGATGACAATTTTGAACCACGCGACGCACTAGAGCCCACCGCTCAGGATGGCGGGCATCCATCTGCAGATCGATCGAGCCGCCCAAGAGCAACTGAAGCAGTTGCACTGACTCGGCCAATCCACCGATTCAGCGGGGCCTATGAGGGCTTGACAGAGCGCGTGATCACCTTGACGGCCTCTGATTGCACCCATTCCGTCGTGATCGGATCCGGCGCCCCAGTGTGCGTCTCAAACTCTTCGCCTAGAAGCGCAGACGTCACTGTAAAGGCACCCTCGGGCTTCATGGCGAGGCGGAAGGTGTTCTGCTGGGCATGAGTTGTGCGGACGACGCTAGGTCGCACACCACGGCCCCAAACCAACTTCACGTCGGCGGTATGCCCATCCACAAGTTGCACATGCACATCCGCGTCGGTGCGATGTTGCTTGAGATAGTCGACCAAGCCGTCGAGGCCAGGCCGCACCACCTGTTCCAAGATGCGGGCCGACTCCAGAAGGGCTGCACGCCGCTTTGCATTCCGATCGGCCTCTGCGGCAATCCGCTGAGCTTCGGCAGACGCCTTGCTGTTGAACGCGCCGTCCAATTGCGCTTTCAAGTTCTCGCTGGGGGATAGGGGCGCTCATTTGCTTTCCCTTTCTGCCGCACTGCTGCCCAGGTGGAAGGGCCGCAGGGCGATGGGGGGAGGGATTTTGCGCGGGCGGGGTACCCACACAGGGCAGGGAAACTCCCCCGTTTGAAAACGAAAGCCTCGCCCTCGGCCGTCGGTTGTAGAAACAAGCGGTTGCGTTGATGCAAGATGGAGCTCCGAAAGGAGTTCCCGTGGACGACGACGACAAAATCCGCCGCAACCTCATGGTCACCAGCGCCGTCATCATCGGCGTCGCCTGGTTCGATGTCTCGCTACCTGACGTGCTGGAGCGGATGTTCTCGATCAAGCAAACAACTGGCACACCTGCTACGCCGGTGCAGTTGTCGGGCTTGAAGGTCTGGCTGGCCGCGGCCTTCGTGCTCGGCTACATGAGTTGGCGTTACCGGTGGTCCGACGAGGTTGAAAAGGCGATGGCGCTCTATTCGGAAAGCGTTGTCGCGCGATACAAGATCCTCTTCGGCACGGACTACATGACGAAGGTCACGCAATGGTTCAAAAGCGGTTCGTTGCCAGGCGACGCTCACCCGCAACTAGTCGCAGCATATGCTCAGCTCGTTCCGCATGCGCTGTCCCAGCAACTGGGACATGGCCCTGCGGAAGTGACATTTTCGGGCCCTGGACCTGCCTCAATGAATCATGGCAATCACGTTATGACGATGACTGCGACGTGGCCGACAGCAGGCGCACACGGGAGCGGGCACGTCACCCAGCAACAACTAAATATCTATATCGACATGAAGCGGCAAGACGCGATGATTAGAAGGGCGCGGTGGTTCGTGCTGGCAAACTCGAAGGCATCCATGTCGTTGGTATGGCCGGCGGTCGTCGCGAGCTTCGCTGCTCTGATCGTCCTATACAAGCTCGCCCGCGCCATCTTTGGCTGACGCGACGATCCGTGGATCAAGTCGCTCGCTAGCGGGCAAAAAGAGGAGCTGCACATTACACGGCCCGCAGGCCCTCTGAAACTTCACTCAGAGCCATCGGCAGCGTCGGCTTTCGCTGCAGCTTGCGAGCGACGAACTCCCAAAGGCGTATAGGTGGTCTTCGGCACACCACCACCCGCCTTGTGCGCCCGCAGAGCACGCTTTATGCGACCGGGTGACATCGGGATACTTGGCAGCGTTTCGCGACGCTCCAAGGCTTGTCCCCAGTACTCCTTGTACATGTCACGGTGCAATTGGTGTGTCTGAGAGCGCGAAATTCGATCAAGGAATCCTGTTCTTGCAATCAAGTCCCGAAGACGTCCTCTACTGGGATGCGAGAGTGCAACCAAGAAGAAGTATCGGCATTCGAGAAACGTGATTTGGGCGAATACCAACTCTCGGTATGTGTGGATTAGCAAATGATCGGGCGCTCCGCTGAGCAAATGAGCTAGTAGAACTTCGAAGGTATCGACAAGGCGGGTCTGAGGATGAATCTCGGCCCCTACGATCTTAAAGTTTCGGAAGTGAAGGTAATCAATTCGCTGCTGGTCTGCATCTGTGAGGGCGCCACTGTCCCATCGCGCTTGTAGGTCTCTTGGGAACCCGTTTACACCGTCCTCCACAACAGCGACATCCACTCTGTCCAGCGCTAGTTTTATGACGTCTCGGCCAGTTGCCTCACCAACACGAACTTCCATTAAGGTCTCGTGATAGATATCTAGGAGCCTAAACAGGACCTCTTCATATCGGTCCTTCTCGTCCTTCTGGCGGTTGCGCTCCGCCGCCTTTTCCTGCGCACGAATCTGTCTTTGCTGTAGCAACAGCGTGATTATTAGGCCGCCAAAACCAAGCGCTGTGAAGAGCGAGGTGAGTCGGCCAAAGCTGTCTCCATAAACGCCGTACTTCTCTACGGTCTCTTCAGCCGGCGTAGGAATTCCACTTGCCACGGAGAACCAGTAAACGGCCACCGCGAATAGAGCAACCGGTGGCCACCAGAAGCCGTCAATAAGCCGAGAGAGAGCCTTTGCCAGCTGAAGCTTGACCCAGCGACCTCGACGAGACAGCGTTTTCTTGAAACCGCGCATTTGGCCTCCTATTCCGCCGCCTCTGTCGCGGCGTCCCCCATCGCCATCAACATCCAACGGGCCAGGGTCCAGAGGACCAGACCCAACCTACCCGTTGGCCCTCTTCGGTTGCGTGAGCGCATCAAGAACGCTGCGCGCCGCCGCGCGGCCTCGCTCATCCGCGGCTTCGTAGTTGTCCAGGAGCGCAGCCTGCTCACGCGTCACCACGCGCGTCACGGAATCACCTGCTGCGTCGCCGGTGGAGTCAGTCGCTCCCGGCGCTTTGAGCGCAAGCGCGCGAACGCCCGTCAGCAGATAAGCGACGTCGACACCTATAGCGGCCACCCGCGAGAGATATGCCGCATCGGGAGACCGATGGCCGTTCTCGTAGTTCGACTGTGAATTCAAGCTGACCCCGCCCGCCTCGGCCATGGCGGCCTGGGAAAGCTGCAGACGACTGCGCTCAGCCTTCAAGCGTTCCGAAAAATCAGGCATTAGGCCCTCTAGACACTCAGCCAGTACACCCCCTGGCCACACACAAAACCGCATCAATACACACACGAAACCGCACATTCCGTTTGACACATGCAGTTTTGTGGGTGTAAATTCCGCCGCACACACACATTTAACCGTTCGGATATTAATCGCATGGCCCATACCGCCCGTCGCCGTGGTCGCCCAGAGCTTCCGCGAGAGATCCGCCTCGTGAACGAAGCGCCCATCGCGATGCGCTTGGCACCTTCCGAGAAAGAACGCACCCAGCAATACGCAGCGCGCGAGGGCCGTTCCCTCGGCAATTTCGCGCGCCGCGTCTACCTCAAGGGCCTGGCGCAGTACGAGGCCGAACAGGCCGGCGCCGCCACATCCGCCGCCTGACCCACCGCACCAGTCTCTCCCCTCCTTTGCCCGAAGGACTCTCGACGATGTACCCCGATCCCAAGCGCGTGCGCGACAACCGCCAGACCGTCCGGTTTGACGACTACGAAGATGAGCTGCTGCGCATCCTGTCCAAGATGACCGGCGCGCAGACCTCGACGCTCATCCGCGAGCTGGCCATGCGCCAGGCCGAGGAAATGCTGGCCGATGCCTTCTTCGGCCAGGAACCGAAGGCCGACGCCAGTCTGCCCCGCGCCGCGGGCTAAGCCCAGCCGCATCAACGCGGCCTGAAGCCAGCGCAACAAACGCCGAATGTCTGACGAAAAGATGACGTCCACAGAGATCGAACTCACCGACGCCGAGCACGACGTGTTCGACCGGGTGCGCCGGGAGCAAGGTCTGGCGGACGTCGCAGAAGCCATCGAATGGCTGGTGCGGACCCGGCTGCGCAAGGGCATCGAACACATCACCGGCCGCCGTCGCGGCCCGCGTCTGGTTGCCTCGGGAGGTAAGCGGCAATGAGCGAGAGCCTTCACGAGCAGGCCGGCGAAGCCGGCAACCGCTACATGCGCATCACCATCGAGTGTCCGCACTGCGGCACCCGGTGCGTGGCGTGCGACAGCCGCGCCATGAGCAAGACCATGCGCGAGATCACCTACCGCTGCCGCAACTGGCGGTGCGGCTTCACGGGCGTGGCAACGCTGGAGTTCCAGCGCGTGCTGGTGCTCTCCAGCATCCCAGCGTCTGACGTTTCGCTGCCGCTCTCGCGCCACATCCGCCGCGGCCAGCTCGCGCTGGCGCTGGCGGACGAAGACAACGTCGCCGACGACGAAGCCACCTACGTCGCAAACCTGCACACGCCCACCAACGACTGGGGCACGGGCGGCGCCATGAGTGGCGCCCCGCCCGACTGATCTAGTCCCGCGCCCTCGCGGCGCACCCCTCTCTCCCAACCCCTGCCACGCGCCTTTTTCAAGGCGTGCGGCCCTTCTCACGCCTTTTTTCAGCACAGGAGCCGAAGTCATGTCTCTCAACGCCCGCCGCTTCACCGACAAGCCCGCTCAGCGCATCGAGGTGCCCAAGATGTCTAAGGTCACGCGCGAACAGGCCGCGCGCCTTCCACTGTTGGACCGCGTGCTGCTGCAGGAGCACCAACGCCACGCGGCCCGCCTTGCAGACCTTCGGTGCGTGGCCGACAAGCTATCGGCGCTCGATGCCATCGTGCGTGCCGCCCAGGCTGACGGCGCCTACATCGACATCGCCGACGTGCGGCAGAGCTACATGAGCCACCGCGTCGGCGGCCATGGCCGGCGCGTGAATGCCGTAGTGCTGCGGCCGGCAGACACGCTTTCGTGCTGGCGCGAACCCAAGACGCAGAACGCGGTCGCGAACGCACTGCTGGCGGCGGGCTGGCGGGTGGTCAGCGTGGAAGCCGCTGGCTCGGACATCTCCCGCGACGTACTGATCTTCATGCACGGCATGCGCGCGGTGGAGACGACGTGCATGCGGCAGTGGCTCATCGACGCCATAGAGGCCGGCCACATCACGGCCGCGACCGAAGGGCGCCACCCGGCCCGCGACACGGGCACGCCGCTGAACGCCGGCACCGCAGCGGCCGAGCACGCCGCCCGCGACCTCTGATCGCATGCACCCCCACGAGCCCACAGAACCACCAGCGTTCCCAGGCCCGGCCAAACCAACTCCGATTGCAGATGGCATCCCCAACCCGTTCTTTGCCCGCCACGCGGCCCGCCTGGCCGAGCTGCGCGAAGAGTTCGCCCAAGGCACGAGCCATGCCCGAAACATCACCGCAGCGGAGCGGGAGTGGGAAGGCATTTCGAAGCGCTCGCGCGCAATGCTGCTCTTCTGGGCGGGCTACGACGTCAACAGCATCGCCTTCGCCGTCGAGCGCGCATGGCGCGAGCTGCCGCCGCTGGAGCGCACGGCGGTCGGCGAAGCCATCCGCGAGCTGCAGAACGACCTGCGCACGGTCTTCGCGCTGACCTTGTAGGCCCGCCATGCGCATCGTTGCCAAACGCCACTTCAAGCCCGATCCGGTCTTCTGGATGCGGCTGCGCTCGAACCTTCCGCACGACCAGCATGTCGCGCGGGTGGCGCGAGAAATGGACGCGCGCATGCGCGGCGAGCTGCCGCCGCAGTGGGGGCCGGCGTTCGACACCATCATGCCGCTCAAGCCGACGGTGCGCGCCGTGGGCGGCGACTGGCTGAGCTGGAACCTCGCGCGTGTCGACGCAATGCGCGCCTTTGAGCACGAGCACAAGGACATCCTGCATTGGGCCGTGGGCGACTCCGAGGTATGCGCCCGCGCCCGGCGCTGCGCCAGCGCGCTCGACGACATGCTCAACGGCCACCCGCTGCCGATGAGCCTGCAGGACAAGCTGGACACGGTGCTCGACTACTGCGAGCGCCTGGGCGTCGACAAGCCCAACTCCAAGACGCCCGAGGGCCTGATCGCCCGCGCCATCACCGAGCAATGGTGGCGCCGCGCGCTGCGTCGCAAGGTGGCGCGCACGGTCGAGCATGCGGCCATCAAGCTGGGCGTGGTGCACCACCGCAATGGCGGGTACGCCAGCGATGAGGCCTGCCGCCGGCGCGCCGACCAGAACAAGCGCAACGCCGATCTGCTGGCACGCGTGAAGATGCGCAACGAGGCAGGCCAGGTCTACAGCCTGGCCGAGCTGGCAGCGCTCTCGCCGAGCAATCGCGACATTCGCCGCGGCGAGCTGATGACGCGCATTCGCGGCTGCGAAGAGTTCGCGGACGCCAACGAACACCACGGCCTCTTTCTCACGCTCACGTGCCCGAGCCGCTTTCACGCGGTGCTCTCGGGCGGCAAGTCGCGCTGGGCGAAGCCGAGCCGCAACAACAAGTACGAGGGCGACTCGCCGCGCGATGCGCAGCAGTGGCTTTGCCGCATGTGGGCGAAGGCCCGCGCGAAGATGGCGCGCAAGGGCATCGCGGCCTATGGCTTCCGCGTGGCCGAGCCGCATCACGATGGGTGCCCGCATTGGCATGCCCTGCTGTGGTTCCGCTCACCGGAGCAAGCCCAGACGGCGCGGGAGATCATCAGCGGCTACTGGCTCAGCGATGCGGGCGATGAGCCCGGCGCGCTGCGCAACCGCTGCGACTTCAAACCCATGGAGCGCGGCGGTGCCGCGGGCTACGTTGCGAAGTACGTGTCCAAGAACATCGGCGCCGAAGACGGCGGCGACGCCGGCGTCGGGGAGCACACCGACACCCTCGACGGTGTCGAGCAGATCATGGACACCCGCGAATTCAAGGGCTGGCAGCGCGTCGACGCCTGGGCCAGCACCTGGGGCATTCGCCAGTTCCAGGCCATCGGCCAGCCCAGCGTGACGGTGTGGCGCGAAATGCGCCGCGTCACCAAAGACCAGATCGACCACGCCCAGATGCGCCTCGACCTCGGCGACGCCGCCGCGGTGAAGGCATGGTGGGCCTGCCACAAGCAAGGCGCCATTCAGGCCTCGTGGGAGGGCTACGTCCGCGCCCAAGGCGGCATGTGCCGCAAGCGCTGCGAATGGGCGCTGCGCACCGCCGTGCGCGTCACCAAGGACACGACCAACTGCTACGGCGAGAGCATCGATCGCAAGGCTGTCGTCGGCATCGAGACACGCGTGGGGCACTGGCTCGTGAGCCGCCGGCAGGCGTGGCGCTCCTGCGCGAGCGAAGCCGCGCAGGACAAGGGTCAGCGCGAAGCGCTGGGCCGCCCTTGGACTCGTTTCAATAACTGTACGGTCCGGCTCAACGATGAGCCACAGCGCCTGCTGATGCGCGGCGATCTGCCGTGGCCAAAGGCCCACGACACCGACGAAATCGAGCCGCCGCCCCCCCGAAAGCCCGCCCCGGCCGCCCCGATCGAGCAAGTCAACCACATCGCCGGCGAGCGAACCACGTTCCGCATGCCCCAGTGCGTCCGGATCGCGCCCGCGGCGCCCCCTGCCAACGACCTTGACGCCCTGCTCGCCCGCATGAAGGCCTTCGCGCCGGTCATGCGCGAGCTGGTCGCGGCCGGGCGATGAGTTTCCCCATGCAACCCACCCTTTCAACCACCAACCGGAGCCGCATCACCATGCCACGCACCAGCACCGCTGCCGTCGTACAGATCGCGCAGCACAAACCCTACGCACCGCCGATGGCGCACAAGGTGCACATCACTGCGCCCTACCTGCCGGCGTGCGCCACCGACGTGCGCGCCACCATCGAGCGCGTGCGCGGCCTGCTCGAAGCCCAGGCCACCGGCCGGCGCAAGCCGCGCCGCGTCGACGCGCGGCCGGTGCAGCAGGCCGACATGTTCCCCTCCACCGTCGTGCGCATCGCCGCCGTGCAGCAACGGAGGGCCGCATGAACGCGCATCGCCTGAACCATCACGACATCCAGGCAGTGAAGACCATCGAGGAGCGAGCCAGGCGCAAGGCGCGCGCAGCGCGCATCGCCGATCGCATCACGCTGGTGGGCTGCGCGTTGGCCACGCTGGCACTGCTCGCCCTGAGCCTGACGGGAGGCCTCGCGCAATGACCGCCGCCCCCAACTCTCTGCGCGCCGGCCGCGTCTACATCGCCGGCCCCATGACCGGCTACGCCGAACTCAACTTCCCGGCCTTCCACGCCGAGGCCAAGGCCCTGCGAATCGCCGGCCTCGACGTCATCAACCCTGCCGAGATCAACGTCGACCCGAACATGGGCTGGGCCGCGTGCATGCGCGCCGACATCGCGCAGCTTGTGACGTGCGATCGGATCCACCTCTTGCCCGGCTGGTCGAAAAGCAAGGGCGCATTGCTCGAGCACCACGTCGCGAGCGCGCTGGGTCTGCTGGTCACCTTGGCCGAAGGCGCCGAGAGCGCGGCAGCCTGCTCACCGACCCCGGTAGCGCTGCCGACGATTCAGCCTTCGGTCGGTGCTTGAGCGCCGGCTATCCGAAACAGAGACCGACATGACGATCAACAAGCAATCCACCACGGCCAGCAAATACGAGGCGCTCGACAAGCTGCTGCTTGCGCGCATCGCACGCGCGCCGGCCGCCTTCGCCGATCTCCAGGAAGCCGAGATCCTGGCTGCGGCTGAACCCTTCACCGTTCCGGACCGGTTCGGCGTCAATGGCCCGGCATGGCGAATCCTCGACCGGAGATTGCAGGCACTGCGCAAACAGGATCGGATCGAACACGTCAAGGGCCTGTGGTGCATCAAGGGAACGGGGAGGCTGCTTTGAAAACCGCTCGAAGGCAAAGACGCGCTCGCCGCGGCGGCGGCGAGCTGTGCCACAGCCATCCGGTCGCAACCGCGGTCGCCAAGGCGAGGATGGCCAGCCACATGACCACCGTCAGCATCGCCGTCTACATGACGGCCGACGGCGAGCCGGCCCGCGATCTTCTCTCGCACCTGGGATGGGTGATCGGCATCGGAGCCGAGATCGCCGCCGCGGTCGCGCCCGGCCTCCCGCAGGCGAAGCGGCTGCACGCCGCGCTGCGCACGGTGATCCAGCTCGGCATCGACGACTCATGGCAGTCGGCCCAGGCCGGCGTGCTGTCGGACGCGGCCAACGAGGCGAGCGCCCTGCTGATCGCGAATCCAGGCATCGGGGTCGCGCACATCTCCAGCGGCGACTACATCGCGGCGCGGATACGCGACGGCGTGGCACGACTCACCGACGTGGCCGGCGCCGAGATCTACGCTGACGCCGGCATCGCCGAGAAAGGCGGTGCTTGATGCGCATCGAAACGATCGGCGACGCAACGCTGTACCACGGCGAAGCGCTCGAAGTACTGCAGGCTCTCATGCCTGGAACGGCTGACGCCGTCATCACCGACCCGCCTTATTCCAGCGGCGGCGCCTTCCGTGGCGATCGCGCGCTGGACACGAAAGCCAAATACCTCAGCACCGGATCCGGCAACCATGAGAAGACGTCGGACTTTGGTGGCGACAACCGCGATCAACGGTCATTCCATTTCTGGTCGACGCTCTGGTCAGCGGCTGCGCTTCGAGCATCCAAGCCCGGCGCCCCTGCGGCGTTCTTCTCGGACTGGCGGCAATTGCCTGTCTCGTCCGACTACCTGCAGGCCGGCGGGTGGGTGTGGCGCGGAGTGGTGCCGTGGGTGAAGAAATCGCCGCGGCCGCAGATGGGGCGCTTCACGTCAGCCGCTGAGTACGTCGTCTGGGGTTCGGCTGGGCCAATGCCCGTCGATCGCGGCGTGGGGTGCCTGCCTGGCTTCTACGAATACCACGCGCCAACAGATCGCGAGCACGTGACGCAGAAGCCGGTGGCGCTGATGGCCGACATGGTCGAGATCTGCGAGCCAGGCGGCTTGGTGCTGGACCCTTTCATGGGGTCGGGCACCACCGGTGTCGCCGCACTCAAACTGGGCCGCCGGTTCATCGGGTGCGAGCAGAGCCTGCAGTACTTCGACATCGCGTGCCGGCGCATCGAGGAAGCGCTCGAGAGCATCTTCGCCGAAGAGCGAAGCCGACCCATGCAGCTCGATCTGGGAGGGCAAACCTCTTGATCGCCTACTACAACGAGTTCGACCCGAAGGCGGCGGCTTGGTTGCGCGAACTCATCAAGCAAGGACACATCGCACCGGGGATCGTTGACGAAAGGAGCATCGAGGATGTCGTACCAGATGAGCTTGTGGGATACACCCAATGCCACTTCTTCGCTGGCATCGGCGTGTGGAGCTATGCACTTCGTCGAGCAGGATGGCCCGACGATCGTCAGGTCTGGACCGCATCCTGCCCTTGCCAGCCTTTCAGCCAGGCAGGCGAAGGCGCTGGGTTTGCTGACGAGCGGCACCTGTGGCCCCACCTCTACCACCTCATCGGCCAGCGCCGTCCTGGAATCGTCATTGGTGAACAGGTTGCGAGCAAAGACGCAAACCCTTGGGTCGACCTTGTACACACTGACTTGGAAGCCCTGGGTTATGCCTTCGGGGCGGTTGCGTTCCCGTCTGCGGGCGTCGGTGCGCCGCACATCCGAGATCGCACGTACTGGGTGGCCAACGCCGCAGGCACGCGACCACAAAGGCGCGAACTCCGCGGGCAACGATCTGACCCACAACGCGCGGCCTTTGAACGAGGTAGCGCGGCTGGCCGGCTGGCCGACTACAACCAGCACAGATGCGTTGAGGCAACCGGCGATCGAGGCGACAACTCCGAACATCACGCTGAACCACGCTGTGAACTTGGCGGGCTGGCCGACCGCCCGAGCAGCAGACGGCGAGAAGAATGTGCGGACGCTAGACGGAGCGTTATCGGAGATTGCGCGCAAGGGCTCGCCGCAGGATCTGAGCATGGCGGCGGTGCTTTGCGAACCGGTCCGACGAACAGTGTCTGGCGAAATGCTGACTGGCTCCTGTGCCGGGATGGAAAGTGGCGGCCAGTTGAGCCCGGCACATTCCCGCTGGCTCATGGGGCTCCCGCCCGCATGGGACGGCTGCGCGGTTACGGCAATGCAATCAATGCAGAGGCCGCAAAAGCGTTCATCGAAGCTGTGATGGAGGTCGCATGAGCACGAAGCACGTTGTCTCCATATCCAGCAGTCAGAGTCTGCGCATGACCGCTGGCGCGGCCCCGCTGATCTATCGCAAGAACACCGTGCTTGCGAAGTTCGGCATCTCGGAAACCACCCTTCGCCGCTGGATGTCCAGCGAGAGGTTTCCACGGCCGCGGCAACTCGGCCCGCGTGCCGTTGGTTGGGTCGCCGCTGAGGTTGACTCCTGGCTCGAAGAACGCCCGGTGGCAGCGTCCACCAGCTCACACACCGACGACTAGGCCTTCTGGCGCTTCCGCTTCGGCGGGGGCGCCGGCATGCAGTAGTCGGCCCAGTCTTGCATCATGGCAAGGCGTTTGGCGAGCATGTCGCCACGCCGGTAGGCCGCTTCAACCTTGCTTTCGATCGCGTGCGCCAAGGCCATTTCTGCCATCTCAGGCGGATAGTGGGTGTGCTCGGCGGCCCAGTCGCGGAAGGTCGACCGAAGGCCGTGCGGCACACAAACCCGGCCAGCTGCATCCAGAAAGTTCAGCCGACGCATGCACGCGGTCAGCGACATATCTGATAGCGGCTGCATCTTCCGGCCGGGAAACACCAGATCGCACTGCTCGTAGCGGGGCATCGATTTAAGCAGCTCGATGGCCTGCCTGGAGAGCGGCACCCGGTGTGGCCTCTTTCCCTTCATTCGTTCGGCTGGCACATCCCATTGCCCCGCCTCAAGGTCGAACTCTGGCCAGCGCGCCCCCCTGATTTCCCCCGAACGGCCTGCAGTCAGCACCTGAAAGAGAAGGGCCTGCGCGCTCACCCCTTCGACCGCCCGGAGTGCCTCAACCGCGTCGGCCACCTTCGCGACTGGCACGGCCGGGTGATGCTTGACCTTCGCGATCTTCTCTGGCTTCGGCAGCAGCTTGTCTAGGTGCCCTCGCCACGCGGCCGGGTTCTCCCCCTGCCGATGCCCGCGCGTCTTCGCCCAGTCGAGCACCTGCTCTATCCGGCCACGCAGTCGGCTGGCTGTCTCGGTCTTGGTGCGCCAGATCGGATCGAGCACACGCAAAACCTCATCCTGGCCGATCGCCGAAACGTCGAGCAGTCCGATCACCGGCTCGGCATATGTCTCCAGCGTGTTTTCCCATTGCTGCCGGTGCTTTGGATTGCGCCACTCGGATTCCTTCGCTGCAATGAAGCGCTCGCAGGCGACTTTGAAGGTCAGCGCTCGGGCTTGAGAAGCCATCGCCGCCTTTTTGACGGCCTCGCGCGCTTCGATGGGGTCGACCCCTTCATCCAGCAGTTTGTGCGCCTCCCGTGCCCGCTCACGCGCCTGCGCGAGCGGCACCGCCGGAAAGCTGCCAAGGCCCATGCGCCGCCGGCGTGCGCCGAACTTGAAGCGAAGGATCCACGAGCGCGAGCCGTTGATGATCTGAAGGTACAGGCCGGGGATGCCGCCTACGTTGTGGTCGCCCTCTTCCCGAAGGCGCCCCACTTCCAGCGCAGACAGTTCACGAGATCGCTTGGGCATAACTTCCTACCGGCCATACAACAGGCCATCACCGAAACGCTTTAACGGCGCGTTACGGCTGTTTGGGGCGCCCAGTATATGGATTCTCCCAATGAAAAACGCGCCCTGAGGCGCGTTTCGACATGCTGAAAATGTTTGACCTGGCGGAGAGTGTGGGTATCGAACTCGAGCAACTTTGTGCCTAGATGTCCCTGCACCGCGGCCGCCGGCTCGCGCTCCGGCGCCGAGCAGCGGGCCCTTTTGGCGCGCTGTCGTGCGTCCACCTTGGGTGCCGGCAAAAGTGCGACGCCATCGAGCGTTCACTTTGCAGCATTGACTTGCCGCGGCTGATTCACATACTGGGAGGGAATAGCGTCTCTGTAGTAGGCCTTTCCGGTGAGATTCTGATTTGCCGAATGCGCCTCTTTGACTGCTTCGGCATTGACGGTATCCCGGGACTTCGAATACCCGAGCGGCGCAATGACTCCGCTGGATGCAGCCTCCCGATAAGGGTCTTCCTTTTGCGCAACGGCTGCTGCCTCTGCATCGACTTCCGTCCGAGAGCGAACGCCAGAGCTCTGGAGTACGCCGTCGTAAACCTCCGCCTGGGCAGTTGACGCAAACATGAGCGCAAGAATCGCGCTCTGAGCAATTTGAAACTTCTTCAT